AATTAAAAACGGAAATGGCGTTTTTAACCATTTCCGTTTTCATTTTGATTGTTCTCATTGTCTTCTTCATTATCAGAATTATCATTCTGATTCGCCATATTATACTGCATCAGCCTTTCCGCATCCTGCTCATCACGCCGTTTCAAAATGTCCTTTACTTCGTCAGGTGTAATGTTCGGAAGTTTGTTAAGCAAGGTTTCGTCATCCAGATATTCAGCCTCAAGCATAACCATCTGAACCTGCTCCAACTGGTTAGTGATGCGATTCCGTTTGAAAATCGGTGTATCCTCGATGCCAATCAATCGCAGAATCTGTTGTACCGCCTGAATAATCTGGTACTCAAAGTCATCCGCTCTATCATCGACAGGCTGATATGCCGCCTGAATCTCGGTGGCAGTTTTTGTTCCTGAGGAAAAATCTGAAACATTCAGCCCACCGAAATCCTCGTAAATCTGCTGTCTGATTTGATCGAGGAATGCCGTCCTTGCCTGAAATGGAATATCCTGCGTGTATGGCGTAACTGCGCCATTGTCCGTATCAGCCAAGGCGATATGATCAAGGAGAAGCCTGTCACGGAATTTACGCAGCTCGTTGTCCGTCATACCCATTGCTCCGGAAATCAGCCAGTAAACCTGTGCGCAATCTCTCAGGTCATTTGCAAAGCCCGACCGGATGAGATCATAACTGTCAATCGACTCCCTCATGCCGACAAGAGTTGACTGTTTAAGATCAGACCCCCATAGCGGCACAATGGGCAACGGGCCATAATTTTCATAGCCAACTACCTCAGGGTTTTCGTCAATCGGCACGGTGTTTGTGATTTCGAGATATCCTCTTTTGGGCTGAAACTCTTCAAGCGTGTTTCCTTTTTTCGTACGATAGACAGTGTATCCGTCTTCTTCATACAGCACTGCGGTCATTGGCTTTGTATAGTCGATCTGATAATACCGCACTCCTGCACGGAGAATTCCTGTGCTTTCGTCATAAAGCGGAGCAAATTCAGTCAGTTTGAAACAATGGCATCTGTCCTTGTTAAAAAACAGAAAAGAACAGCCGTGAATCAAAGCGTATCGTGCCGCCTTTTTCAAGACTGTATCGAAATCCTGCCCGAGCCTGTCTTTCACTGTCTCATCTGTGAAAGTTACGCCGTTGCCAAGACTATAGTTTGTTCGCTGATTGTTCAGGATGTTGAAAAAGTTGCTTGCGATCTTCATGTTGCTTGCGACCGGATTCATCATCTTCCTGCCGTCAAGGGAATACATCATCTGAACAAACGTTCCAATTGTCAGGTTTTCCTGCCGATCATAGGCATCCGCTTCCAGTGCCGTTTTCACATCTGCCGATGACTTATGCCCATTGATCAGACTTTGTATGAACTGCGGCACTCGGCCCTTTTCTACAGCTTTCTCAAAATCCTGATAAGTAGTCATTTTTCAGCCTCTCTATCTTCTTTCAGCCACAATCATCATCGTCATCATCTTCGTCTTCGATATCATCCAGATCTTCTTCCTCAACCAGTTCAAGACAAAGTTCACCGTCAGGATAATGGCACGGAACAACTGTCATTTCTGGATGATGATTCAAATACATCTCAACAATTTTCAGGCATCCGTTTGCTGTGGATTCGGAAATTTCTGTATTGATCCCTATTTTAATATCAATGCTATTTTTCATTTTACCCTCCAAACGGAGAAATATAATCCTCCGTGTTCCTTTTGTCGTAGTATCTGGCAATATTAGCAAGGCTGTCAGGACAGTCATCATGCTCTGCCGCCTCGTTGTATGACATTATTTGAGCGATGTACGCTTTGTCAGTTCCATCCAAAAAAACAATATTGCTCCACCATTTCCTAAGAAATGTAGAGATTTTCAGGTATTTATTCATAGCCTCGTTGTATGTCCGAGCACTATAATTACGCCTGATTATTTCTTTTGCGAGATAGCCTTTATCGGCATTGCTTTCTGTTAGGATCGGTGCACACATTAACCGTGTAGCTTCTCGAATACATGTATCTAAAACGAGGTCAACATGTTTTCGCCATACCCTGCCGTAAACATAAATTCTATCGCCTTGCCGTTTTGCACAGGTAAAAGCGGTGTAATCCTCACCGCCATACGCCGCATCAATATGAGCAATGCCGTCACGTAGCAGTGTCGCATCATCCGTATATTCTGGATAGGTCGTGAATAATGCACCTTCTGACGCAACCCACAAACCGTTTATATAACGGTCATACAGGATTGTTCCTGCATACTCTTTCTTCAGGTTTTCAACAAAGGCCGGATCGAGATACGGGTTGTCATCAATCGTGTAGTTTTGCAGATAGATATCAGCATCGGATTGCAAAAACTCGTAAAACCAATGTTGCGGAGAATCAGGATTGCAAGCCCCATCAAACCTTGAATAATATTTATCAAGACGTGATTTCAGCATTTCGAAAACATCCGGATGCCAAGTGACTATTTCGTCTCCATAGCAATATTTGATCGAAGAGCCACGAAGACGGTCAACCATGTTTATTTTGTCCGCTCCAAGGCAGTAAACGGTTTCACCAAACATCCTGCATGTATTATCAGACTTTATATCGGAGACTCTTTTTTCTCCGTACATCGTCTGCATAGGCATTATGATGTTTCTTTTTATTGTGCCTCTTGTGTTCCCCAGTATTACATTGAGTCCCTCTTTGCCTTTTCCGTCACGAATCCGTTTTGGGATCAGGTAATAGTCCATGTAGCTTTTCCCACTACGGACTGCACCCGACTTAATATTCCACCTATGATTGCAGTTGCGCCAGAATTCTCGCTGTTTAGGACTCAGGATCGGCTTGCTTTTGTTCTTCATCCTTTGTTCCATCTGCTGTCTCTCCTGTATCCTTTGATTCTTCATCAAGCCGCCTGAAAAGCTCCACCAACGGATCATCGCTTGCAATTTCGACTTCCTTTGGTTTGTCTCGCCAGTGTTCTGGGTCACGGTTTTTAAGGTAGAAAATCAGTGCCGCCACATTCGGAGGATAATAAACCTCTTCTTCAACGTACTGTATTCGCTCTGTAACGATCTTGCCCTCTCCGGCTTTCTGCTTTTCTTCCCTCAACTTCATCGGTTTTTTCAGCGTGATTGTGTAGCCCAACCCTGCCTTTTTCAAGGCATCCTCATGGTCAACAAGCTCTTTTCTACGTCCTTCTTTAACAGCTTGTTTAATTTCCGGAAATCGTTTGAACCAAGTATAAAGCCGTTGTCGGCCTATTCCGATTTTTTCAGCAATCACAGTGTCGTTATCACCGTGTCTTGCCCAACTTCGGATTTCAGCCAGACCGTCTTCTGTTATCCAGTCTCCGTATTTTCCTGTCGCAATCTCAAACCACCACCATTTTATTTATATAGAAATCTCGCCGTTTTATTGTTCGTTCTCATTGAAGGAATAAAAGAAGCAGACTTTTTTGTCATCTGAATCTGTACCCCCCCCGTCTTGCAATTAGAACGAATTGAAGATCGTCTGTAATCAATTGCGCTTTTTACTGAACTACATTTACTTGTCGAATATCTTGTCATGATCCATTTATCTGAATGATTCAATGCATTAATCATATTTTTCGCAGATGTAACAATCGTGAATTGAAATCCGAGACGTTTGTATCTTTCTGCTATACAATTTAAAAATTTCGTACCAAGACCGATTCCTTGATAATCTGGCAAAATCACAAGCCTACTGCATCTTTTTATTTTATCGTTGCTCGGATGAGGTTGATGCAAAACAGCAATAAATCCTATTATGTTTTCTTTATCATACAAGCCATAGCAAACACTTGCACTTGAAATATCACTGTTCAAATAATGATAACGCCTAAACTTCGTCCATTCTTCACGCCCACACTCTCGGATTTCAAACCGCTTTTCTGAGCGTGGGCATGATGAAAATTTTCAGTCATTGTATTTGTGTCAAAAATCCAGTCAGGTTGTAACCATTCAATAATGTCATAATGGCAGGAAACTGCTACGAATTTTTTCCCAGTTCTTTTGATTGCTTTATTAATAGCAATACAAGCTGTTTGAGCGACATTTCTATCTACAACAGAGGTGAATTCATCAAAACAAATACTTTCGTTTTCAAGTAATGCTCTAGCAAGATCGACTCGCATTTTTTCGCCATTACTCAATACTGAATAAGGCTTTAGCCATGAAGGAACTGAGCCAAAACCAACGGCATAAAACATTTTCTCTATTTCTGACATGTCGCATTTAGGCATGTCATCAATAACAGATGAATGCGTATATTCAAAACCTTTGATATAACAATCTTTGAATATCTCTTTTGCGATTGTACTTTTCCCAGTTCCAGACGCTCCGACAATTATTCCAATTTGCCAATCATCAGGAAATTCAATGTCTCCAACAAAATGCTCGCAAGAATGTTCGTCTTTAACGTCAAAATCTGCTTTGATTTTGGATACACGAAATGTATTTTGTGGTTCGTTCTTTTTTATAATGTCGAAATGCGGCATGAATATCCCTCTTCTGTTAACTGCATAAACACTCGTTCTGCTTCTTCGTCATTTTTGCAGTCAATAACAACCGAAATGCTTTCTTTGTAATCAATTGATTGTTCTTCTTTGTCTTTTCCCGTTTCTTCACTGCTGACATCATCAAATCCGAAATCAAAATTGCCAAAATCAAGATCAGCAAGTTCTTCTTCCAGTTTTGAGAAATCCCATTCTGCTTTTTCTCCGGTCTTGTTATCGAGCAATCTATATTTTCTTTTCTGCTCATCAGAAAGACCAGACACTTTCAAGACTTCAATCTCTTCTGGCTCACCATTTGCCATTAAAGCCTTTAGCCGTGTGTGTCCTGCAAGAATGATATTGTTTTCATCGACAACAATAGGTGTGATGTAACCGACCTGATTGATTGATTCTTCCACATATGGAACAGCCTCATCGTTTTTTCTAGGGTTATTCTCATACGGAATCAATTGATCAATCGGCATTTTGATGTACTCTTTTTCCACTTGATATTCCTCCAATTTGCTTGAAAATTGGTATTTATTTAAAGTATTTTGCCCATCTGATTTTCATTTCAGCGGGAATATCCTGATTCTTATTTCTTATTCCAGTCCAGTGTGTTCCCCCTGCTTCACCTTCGCAAATAAAGTTGCTTGCTTTCAATGACGCTCCGTTTTCTGATTTGAGAATATACGTTATTACTTTCTTATATCCCATTGCTTTTGCTACTCTGCAAGATGCTCCGTAAAGCATAGAACATGCATTGAACGTTCCGTCAGTGCATACTCTGTTAATTTCAAGGGTAAAGCCATCATCATATCTTCTGGCAACTGGTCTTCCGCAGACAGCACAACCGTGCATAATTCCTTCTGAATCAAAAACACCTATGCAGAATTTGCAACCAACAGTAGACCTATGATGTCTATGATACTGATTCACAAATTCACATGCTTTTTTGAATGTTATAGGTCTGATTTCCATAATATCCTCAGATTAAAGCTGTGGCAGATGGAGTCGAACCATCCATAAGCGGGTCAAAGCCGCTTGTCTTGCCGCTTGACGATGCCACAATATATATGAACGTCAACTTGCACTTTGTTACAACCATGTTGCAAGTTGTTGTAACTTTGTTGCAACGTTGTTGCAACGTTGTTGCAACGTTGTTGAAACGTTGTTGAAACGTTGTTGTAACAAGTTTTAGCTTGTTGTAGCTCATTGCAAATTGACGCAATTTTTAACTGCGCCCCCTCCATGCGCAAGCAAATCCCATCGCCGTCAGAAAGCAAGAAAGGACGGCAACACCCCATAAAATGACAAATACAGAAAGAGCAGATGTCCGAACTGCATCTGCTCATCCTTTAGCTCAAACCTATTCAATTTTCAATATATAAACGAGTTGTGGCCTCGTTCATACCGAAGACATCCGCACGGTTTTGTTAATCGCTCGTGCGGAGAGCGATGGAGCAATTCCGCATGCCGCATCTCACACTGACCATCTTGCGATCAGCATAATAATTGTAAGCCCGAGCCACTCCCCCTTAGAGTTCCAAATTTTGATTAATACAGAGCCATCCGCTCTTTCGACCAGTCTACCACTTCCTTTTCTGTCTTCGTATTCATGCCTTCCATGAAGTATTCCCTGATGTAGCAAACGCAAGAAAGAATGTCTGCGTACTTAGCAATCAGTTTGACATGATACATACTCTTCAAGTAGATACGGAACGGGTTGTACTTGTCCTTATCAGTCACCTTCTTAACCACGATCCACACACCGCCATCACGCAGTTCCATGACCTTGCGCTCTATTCTCTTTTCCTCGTTCATTGCGTTTCTCCTTTCAAACCCCCGTCATGCCGATATGACAACTATATATTTTAGATGACTGGTGGATACACTTCCACAGCATGGCAGTGTTCTTCTGACGCCATGAAGTTGCCGTCATCATCGTAGCATGTGTACAATTCTTTGTGGATAATTATCCACTGCTCTGCCTTATAACCATTCTCGATTGCTCTTGCATTTGCCCTGTCGATATCCGCTCTTACGCTTTCAAGCGTTTCTCCATTTACGGCAAGCCCGTAATGACCTTTAATTGCAATCGTATCGTAGCTGTCACTTTCAAATCTTTTCATATCTATCTCCTTTTCTCCCCGTCTAGCCGCTAGGTCAGCTTAATCATCCTACCTGTTCTTAAAATGACTAATTATCCTATCCATTATCTTTCTTTCTTCGTTGATCTTGTCATTGATTGCCACACAAACCCATGCATCAGGTTCTTTTCTCATACTATTAACAGCCTGATACACTTGCTTATACGTGTTTATAAACACTCTACGATCATCTGCAACCGGGGGACAGATATCTGTCCATTTCATGTAATGCTCCTCGTATGAATCGGCCCACGACCACAATGCAAGATCTCTCCAATTACTAGAGTGTGTTATGTCTTTCAGAAGTTCATTCGCCTTTTTAATCGATTTCATATTGTTGTCTCCTCTCCCCGTATAGCCAGTTAGGACAGCTGTTACAATACTTATTTCACAACTTCAGCCGTAATTGTCTCTTTTGACGCCTTCATAAAGTCCTCAGCCACGCCAACTGCTTCTTTCTTCGTTTTGTAACCATAAAGCATAAAACTACCTTTTGAAGTTGTAATTTTGATCTTCCACATATTTCTATTCCTTTCTGCCATCGTTACTTCCGTGGCGGTACAGTGTTTATTTGTAAGTCAATTCCTCTTTGGTGTAACCATCTATAACGATAACTTTTACTTGCCTTGTCCAGAGGCTTTTTGCAAGGCTTACTGCGCTTTTGTCAGCGTGATAACTTTCTGTATGATGCCCGTAACAATGAAACCGTTTATCATGTTTACCTTTTGCCATGACTTTGTATTCTGTCATTTTGTTTTCCTCCTTGCGTGTCTCAAGTGCTTTTCTTAACTATGGTTGTATTATATACCTCATAAGGTATTTTGTCAATCACTAAAATGAAAAAACTTGTGATTTTCTGAAAGAAAAATTCCTCTGCTGTTTGGCAGAGGAATCATTGGTATTATTGGTATTATTCATCTTCTTCTGTTTCATCCGCAACGTGGAGATACTTGCATTTTAGCATGTTCTTCATCTCGTTCATGGTGTACGTCACTTCTTTTGTGCCGACAGTTTCCGTATAACCGCCGTCATCCGTCTGGCAGATTTCCTCATCGCACATAACAAGCGGCTCTGAAATCCTAGTGATGGTACAAGTGTTTCCAAAATCGTTTGTAAAGGTATCTCCTACCTTGATATATACTGTCTTCATTTTTCTTTCTCCTCTCTTGCTTTGGCTTCATGATCAGCCGCTCTGATTATACCTTTTCCACCGAAATAATTCTATACTCGCAGTCAATTCCCAACCCGTAAAATTCTTTGCAAGCCTTTACCGACTCAACGTAGCATTCCTGCTGAACCCACTTACCGTCAGAATATCTATCCTTGTATTCGAACTTGATATGAAACATGCTTATTCTCCTTCCTTGAAGACTTCGGCACTCACTATGCCAGTCACGCACCGCATCATTTCACTTGCCACAAAATCCGCTTCTCTCTTGGTGCTGTAACCTCTGGGAGACATAAACGGCAGGATGATCGAACCCACATCCGTTGTCATCTTTACGAACCATTTTTCTGCGTTCATTTTATCATTGCCCTCCTTGCTTTGCTTTTGTTTCCTTCCATTAAGAGGAGCGTTTAGCTCCTCCTGTATTCACCGCTGAGATTCATGAAAATGTACCAACGTCCCTCATCAACTTCCTCGATGCCCCAACTAAATGTTCCGTATTTGGAATACTCTTTTTCAAGTTCTTTCGTATCATAGTGCAACTCATCATGAGTATATCCGCATTCATAGGATTCATACAGGCCATCAATCCAAGCTTTGACATCCTCGTTATAATCGCCGAAAGCTTTCTTGAATCTGTTCAGTGCGGTTTTCCAAGTCTTGCAATCAGTGAACATGTCCATCGAAATCTTCCACCCGTCATCGATCAAGCACGGGGTGTAGCAGTACTCGCAGTCATCAAACTGCTCGGTCCATGCTTCGTATGCTTCGAAATTGTTGAAAATCTTGGTCTTCATCGTGTTTGTCCTCCCTGATTTGTTTGATTTATTTTATGATGTGATTATATACCTCTTATGGTATTTTGTCAACATGATTTTTTCAAAAAGTTTGAGTTTTCTGAAAAAATAATCCGAGTGATACCACTCGGATTCTTTCAGATCGCCTTGCTTCCTTCCTGCTTCATTTCCTCGTACCACTCAGCAAACTTTTCCCTGAGTTCAAGGCACTTGTTCAGGAGAAAATAAAACTTCCTGCGTGCTGTGAAAAACGATTCTCGGTGGAATGTCGGCAAGTATTCCTTGATAAATTCATAGCCTTTCCCGTAACAGGCATTTTGAATGACTGCAACGGTATATTTTCCACCGTCAACCATTCCTGCGCATTTCTCAATGATTTCGCAATCATGCAGAAGCCGTTCCCTTTTCTCTGCCGCTCTGGCAACAGGATCGCCAGTCCCCGATCCATGCGGCATTCCTGACAAGGAAGGAGAACTGACACCCAGAAGAGTTTCAGCCTCCGCTTTTTTCTCTGGATACTGGCGACAGAAAGCAAGTAGTTCGTCAAATCTGTATTTTGAAATACCTATTGATTGATAATCAGGCCTATACCTACGCATTTTTTAACCTTCTCACCCCTTCAAGTAATCAGTAATAACCTTTATTGCCTCGGTAGCTCCTTTTGCCACAACCGCCAAATATCCTCTGCCATTCAGCATCCCGATCCATTCTTTCTGTGCATCGCTTATCACGCCTCCCTTGGTGCGTTTAAGCTCGATATACAAGCCATGATAATCGCCGCATGGAACAGGAAGACAGATGTCCGGCACTCCTGCTTTCACGCCTTGCAGTTTTAAATTATGGGCTTCAATGCTGTTTCTAGTTCCACCGTTTGGAACTGCAAACAGCAGAGACAATTCTGGATGCGCTCCCTTGCTGTACTCAGCCCATCGAAAAATAATCTTCTGCTCCTCGGCCTCAGAAAGCGTTCCGTTTGCCGTTATCTTCTTCATTTCCGCTCCTCCATGACCCATTGGTGCATCAGGATAAGAAACAGCGTCAAGCTACAGTAGAAATAAACCTGTTCCCTATTCCCGGCATTTACTGATTGCATTTCCCTGATAAATGAGAAAAGGATACTCCCTGCAAACGCTCCATCGACAATGTATTTAAACGCATTCATACTATTCTTCCTCTTGCGGTTTATCGTCATTTTTTATACGCTGTCGCTTTTGTCCGTTTTGTATACACATATCATATTAATTAACACATTAAACCCCACTTACATTTTCTATATTTTCTTTTAAATTCATCGCTGTCATATAATTCATTATAGTTTTTTGAATCGTCAAATATTTTTTCCAATTTATGATAATCGTTGTTTTTCTTTGCTTCAGAAAATATATCCAGCAACTCTCTCCAATAATCTTTCTCTTGGTACTCTGTAGCTATGCATCTTATTCTATATTGAAATTTTCTGTACGCTTCATATCCTTCTTCTTCATCCACAAAATCTTCCCTCTTTATATATATTGTATTATTCTCTACACAATAGGTTTTTAAAATTCCTTTTTTTATACACGTTTCAAGAAACGGAATTAAAATAAATTCAGACCACATTCCATAATCTTGTTCTGCGTCTATAAAACGAAGTGATCCATTACCATTATCACTATAACTTCCCAACATATTAAGACCGTTTACCACGGCTCGAAATGCATTACAGCAATAAATATAAATAGGTATACCATTTCCTTTAAAAAATTTACATTTCATAAAATTATCGACTTCTTTGAAATATTCTATGTAATCATCACTTTTTTTCTTCTTTTCAGCTTGTGTTACTCTTTTTTTACTGCTATTCTTTCTTTTTTTCTTGCTATCTATATTCGTATTTTCATAAATCGGTAAATCTTTATAATCAAATTGTACTGTAGGGAAAAAACCATTCGTATTGTCACTTACATTCAGATACGGTTTAAACGACTTGATATATACTTTTTCAGCTATATCCATATCTGATGATTTTTCGAAGACTTGATATCGTATGTCAAATTTACAATTGCAATCACTAAACTTCTTTTCTTTCTCATGCGCTTTCACTCTGTCTACAATCGTGCCATTTGCCTTTCCCACATAAGCAATTCGGCCTTTATCATCTATATAGAAATAGCACACTGGCTTTAAATAATCATTATTCATTTTCTTTCTCTTTTCTTTGCTTCGTGTAACCGCTTGTACTCCTCACGGGTCAACCCATACATTCCTGCTCTGCAATTTTCCGCTTCTTCCTTCTGGCTGAAAACCGGATAGTCGATTAGTGGATGCTCCATGTCCACTATCGACCATCCATTCAGCTCTCCAAAAGTATATACACAGATGATTTTATACCTCTCCCTGTTCGCCATTCTGCTCCCTCATTGCGTATTCAACGATTCTCTTGGCGTGTTCAAGGCCTTTGATATATGCATGATTTTTACGCATATTTCTTGCGTCTTCTTTGGCCTTATCGATCTGTACCCAGATATCATTTAAAACGTTTTCAACCTTCAATTCCTCAGTCATTTTTGATTCCCTTTCCTGTATGTTCACTGTGGATTCTCTGCCTGAAAAGTATTCAAATCAGCTTTTGGAACGAAACATTCCACTACTCTTTCGCTAACTGGCAAGCCAGATTCTTTCATTACTTCTCTTGCTTTGTTTGCTTTTTCTTCTGTGTCAAAGAGAAAAAGTGTTCCTTTCCCTAAAACCGGATATACACCAACAAAACAATCACTTTCTACCATTACCGAAAAGATTTTTTCTTGCAATTTTGCGATATCGCCAGTAGCGAACGGGTTCATCTCGATTGTTCCAATAACCCACACCGAAATTTCATTCTGTTTTTTGGGACGAATTTCTATGCCGTACACATCTTTCATGTTGCTATCTCCTTATCTGCACAATCTTACATGGGCTGTGCACGATTGATGCCTTCCTCCATATCGATATCGATCCCAACCATTTTTTTCGTGGCCTCTACGAGTTCATCATCCGTCAAGTGCTTTATAATACATTCATCGATCTTTCTGAGCGTTCTGAGGCATCTATCTTGACCAAATCCAAAAAGCTCATGCAGTGCCATTATCGTTGCTGTGTAATAGCGGTGAATGATCTTTTGCCCAGATTCTTCCACCCCTGCTTTATATCCTTCGTTGTACGCTACCTGTGTTACATCCTCACGGGTCATGGCATCCAGTCGTTTGACCGCATTGGAATACAGTTCTCTTTCGGACACAAGAGCTTTCTGGTCTGCCTGTATGTCCTTTAAACCTTGCGCACTGCGCAGATACCGCTCCTGCCGTCTTCTTTCTGCTCGGTTCATTTTCTTTCTCCCGTTATAAATAAATCTCTCGTTTGCTCAGAAGATTGATGTATTCTGCTAAAAACTCACGACATTCTATCAATTCTTTATCGGCCAGATAATCATTTCCGTTATCATTTCCGTTTTCAAGAATATCGTCAATGCTCTTCACCAGTTCTTCAATTCTTTTGAGCTTTTCGTATGCCTTTCCAAGAGTCATCCTTTTCACCTCCCAGACGAACCAAACCCGTTGTTTCCTCTTCCTTTTTCTTCAAGCTTATCAACTTGTTCAACCTGTTCAATTATGCAAGGCAAAACCACAAGCTGAGATATCTTATCGCCTTTTTCAACCTTGTACTCTCGGAAACCATTGTTATGTAAAGCCACCATAATTTCGCCACAATAAGACCGATCAATCAGGCCTGTACTCGTAATTGAATACTTTGTATTCAGCCCTGATTTTGAAACCAACAGTCCACACGTATTTTTAGGAAGCTCTACATGTACTCCCGTACGAAAAACCCTCATGCTATGTGGCAATACATATCCTTCTTCCATTGAATACAGGTCAAGACCTGCATCCTCCGAATAAGCACGAGTTGGCATTATCGCCCCTTCATCTAATTTGATTTTCACCATGTCATCTCCTTAAATCTTTTGACATTGACGGCCTCATATCCGTCTTGCCTTAAAACATCTGCGGTTTGAACGGCATTAATCAAATCGTCACACACCGCCATAATGGTTTCGACTCCGTTGCACTCCACCGTCACAACATATTTTTCATCTGGCATACATCTCAATCCTCCAGATCAATAATCGGTATGTCGTACAGTATTGCGGCAAAATGCTCTACCCTGCATCCCCTTGCCATAGACCATCCATCGGCAAATACCGCAACATCCGCTTCTGCCATCAGTTCCAGACTCATTCCGAGCATTCTGAGCGGCACGTTCTTGCTCTGAACATCCATGTCGAAAAAGCTGTTGATTTCTTCTGTTTTTTCATCAGGATAGAATTTCTGTACGTACTCCATAATCTTATGACGTTCGGCTTTAATCTCCTCATCAGTGCGGTTTCTCATCGGCTGGGAAATGAAAACATTCATAGTCATATCCTCCTTATCAAACGTCTTGTTCTTCCAGTTCAAAACCTTCACACTCAAATTTTGAACTGCTTGAACATTTATCCTCATGCTTTTTGCAGAAGTCACAACTTGCTACTTTTTCAGCGACTTCCAAAGCATTTACAAGCCGCTCAATGACATCTGATTGATGGCAAATAAAGGCAGGTAAAGCTTCTTCATAATATTCACCTGTATTATCTGGATTAAACCATTCTTCCGCATTTTTTCCGGCTGAAATCATACGGTTAAGCAATTCATCTCTGTTTCCATAGTTTTTGAAATCTTTTATCTTTGGCAGATTAGAGATTGTCTGACCAAACTTATTAAGAATTTCCTCTATTTTTTCAGGTGATGTCATTTTCTCCCTCCATATACCTCTTCGTTTAAATCTTTCTCGCTTACATCAGACAGATGTTCATCCTCAATTCTGAAATCATCACATGATGATCCGTCACAATACTTGATATTAGCGCATGTATGACACGGTGCGCACTTAACTGCTGTTTCCAGCGCGATTTCCATTCTGTCTATTACATCGCAGAGATGGCATGCATAATCCCCAACGACGTCCCAGCTAAAAGAGTTATCTGATTTGTCCCATTTTTTTGCGGCTTTATCAAGGTTATACTTTGTGCCCAAGCTATAAGTATAATGTCTCTTCCTCTCATCAGGTTTCGGCAGATTTGATATCGTCTGCCCGAAGCGGCTCAAAAGCCGATTAATACGTTCATCAGCTGTCATAGGTTAATCCTCCTCAACGAATGCTATGTAGTGGTCATTTTTTAATTCGCCTTCCTCGCAGTAATAATCTGCTTCTGCAGGCTTACCATGAAGGCGGCATATCGGAGGAATGAAATCATCCTCGCCTTCAATATACCCGGGTTTCCAAAAAAACAGTCTTGGCATGTCATCCTCTGTTCCAAAAAAGTACCGTCTTGAAATGATAACCTCTTATCAGCGGTCATCCAATTCACCTTCTTTCCGCATTTCCTCGTAGAATTTCCCGCCCTTTTTATAGCTCGCACTCTTTCTCCATGCTTTGCATTTTGTCGGTTCAGCGCAATACAAATACCCGATATATGAATCATCCAGAAGGCAGTGGTATGGTTCATAATTCTTGCAGGTTACACACATATGCGGTGTTCTATTCATCGCTTTAACCCTCCGATTGTTAATTAATTGAATAAATACCCTTTACCTGTAAGCCATCCAGTGAAAAAGAAAAGAGCGCATGCAATGAGCCATGCAATTTCTTCTACTCCTATCTCTTCTACTTCTATCATGAATTACACCCTTTCTTTTCATTCGTCTTCTCCTCATTCAGTCGTTTTCCGCAATGCGGACAATAGAACCATTCATTCTCCAGAGGTGTTCCTGATTCCAAATACTGCACTGCCCCACATTTTGAGCATTCCCAAGCGTTCCAATCAGGGTCACCGTACGGTATCCATCTATCCATCATTCTTTCTCCTGTTTCAGCAACGCAATGGCATCCAAACAAAGCGTATCATTACAGTTTTCTATATCGTTATACGGGCAATCTTCACATTTTGATGGAGGACAGTAACATGTCTCCAGACCTTTTATAACTTTCTCTCTGTCAATCATCAAACTTCACCGCCTGTCCGCATCTAGGACAATAGAATCGTGATTCATTGATATTAGAAAAATCAAGTTCTCCATTTTCAAAATCCCAGTTACAACTAGGGCATTTGCCATTATCGACAGAAACAGCTTCTTGCTCTTTCAGCATGGCAATGGCATCTTTCAGAATCCACCGTTGGCACAAGCAAAACGCCGCTGTTAAATCTGATTCGTCAATTGTTCTCGTAAGTTCTTTCAGCAGATAAGCTTTATCTCTGTTATTCATTCCATTTCACCGTCCTTCCACATTCCGGGCAAAACTTGTATTTCACTTCTTCAATCCCGCCCGTTTCACATTCGGCCCATCCAATTACCGTACCGCAGTTGTTGCATCTATAAGAATCCTCGCCGTCAGCAACAGCTTTCACAGATTTCTGCTCTTTCAGCAGGGCAAGGGCATCTGAGACGCGCTTAAGACATCCGCACGCTCCCATTACTGCCATTCCGTCATCACGATTTATGGCCTGCATAAGCATGATTTCCGTTTCTTCCAATCCTTTGATAACCTTTTTCATGTCAGCCATTCTGCTTCGCTCCTTTGCCAAGTTCCGATCTTGGATATGGCTTCCCGGCACACAGATCAAAGAAATCTTTCTTCGAAAGCTCTTTGATCGTGTCGGCCTGACTGATAAATTCATGCGTCCAGATGGGACGCCCAAGCTTTTCCGAAACGTATTCATAGAAAATATGCAGTTTGTCTCCGCAAAGCATCACAATACCCGTGTATGCCATTACGATAGCTCTTTCCCTGTCAGTCATTCCCACTTTATCTCCAATTCTTCCCACATCGGATTTAGTTCAGTGTCCATTGCTTTGCAGAAATCGTATCCATGCTGATTTTTTCCAGTAATTTGGCAAACACCGTTCATTGGATCATAATGTTTACACGTATTGCACTCGATATCATATAGTTCATAAACCTCATTCATATTATTCGTCCTTCCATTTCCCGCTCAGAAAGTACCGCCAACATTCTTTTTGCGGACAGGTGTACCCGCAGTTTTTTTCGCAGTAATCGGTGTATCCGCTCATTTCTTCGCATGGAATCTCCGTTTCCATATCAACCAAAAATTGAATTGCTTTATCAAGCATTTCTTCTGTTGTCATTCTTCTTTTCCTGCTTTTTCATTTCAAGTTCGCACATACTACAAAGGCCTAGCTTATTATCTATACAACAGGCTATCTCCCAGTATGGACAACTATGACAGTTCGGCATCAAATCGTCATACGTTATTTTCAACTATGTTCTCAGTCCTTTCTTCCAACGGGCAATGAATCTCCCTTTTCCCTGTATCTATATCAAACTGACATCCCCTGCTCGTAATTCTGCAACAACTGTATTTATCCAACAGTGGACATTCTCCGCAGAATTTCGGCATGATGTTTAAACCTTTAATCGTTATCATGATTCTTCCTCAATCAGGATCACCTTCTATAAGTTTCGGCATATCACCAAAAACACCATCAAGGCACATCCTCGTTGCTATACATGCAATGTTCATCAAGACAGTATCAAGAGACTTCCAATCGAGATGGCTTTTAACGCTCCTTTGTCCTGCTGTTTTCTGCGTTGTCATTTTAACAAGGCGAGCTACTGATTCTTTCAAAGATTCTGCATCTTCCGGTTCAATCTTCGGTTCTCCTGCTCCGTCCTGATTTCGTGCCACCCAGAACATCGACCACATAGCATCCTTTAAATCTGACTGCCAATCAATCTTCATGGAACAGCCCTTTTGCCCAGTCAGGGCATTCATCTGCAGATTCGATTTTCAACCTTACATATTTCCCATCACGCATTTTGAATGCGTATGCAAAGGCATTCTCTCCTTTTGGAATTTTGTAATACATATACTGAACAACCGCATTAATTGCCTCGATCGTAACATCGCTATTGTTCAGCCATTCGTCATTCTTGCCTTTTTTCAACGTTCCTGCATAAATTCCTGCGATACCGCATCCAACATGATACTGAGCCATATTTCATCTCTCCTTATGAAAACAGTTCTGCAATCTCCTCAAGATCACCAATTGCCGAATCGACATCCTCCCCCAAAGTGCAAACCACTCTCGATTTTGCATCATCAAGCGAATCATAATCTTCAAACCCACAGGCAGTATATACGCTTATGTCAGGTGCTTCTTCTTCTTTCTTTAAATCTGCAAGAGTCCATACGTATTCATTTTTTGTTGTGGTTTCTTTGAGTCTTGCAAGCAGGAATCTTGTTTCAGACCATGAATATAACGGGCCGTACAATCGCCACTCTTTGTATCCATCGTTATACTCCCATTTCAGTTCTTCATATCTCGACATATGTTTTTCCCTCATTTCATTCCGATATAATCCACGATGTTTTTCGCCGTCAAGACAACCCAGTAACCAACAATAAACGGTTGCATTGCGTACCCTGCAATAAATCCAACTGCCGTTATAGCGGCAATAATTGCAAGTGCTACAACTAACCATGCACTAATCTGTTTTGCTGTCATTTTCGAAAATCTCCATCAGATTTGTCTCAAAATCTTCTGTTACTTCCAGACTGGACAAATATTCTTCATCGGCTTTTTCGATATAATGTCGATCAATGTAACATCCTACAATTGTTCCTTCTTTGTCTTCGTACTGAAACTGACTGTCCCATGCATCGCCAAACAGGCCACAACTTTCTCCACGATCGCTTTCATTGCTCCAACAGGAATACAATGGACATTTATTGCATTTCATTATTTTCTTCCCTTCAATCGGAGAGCAGGAATGATCCTGCCCTCCGCATTTTTTACATCACCGACAGCCGAGTAATAGGCTTCAAGAATCCACCTGTTTTATTCAAATAGCAAATAACCGCATCCATGTCTTTCAAGCATCCACCTTCAGAGCTTGTAAGAAACTTATACTGCTTTGAAGACATCTGGTATTCATAACCGTTCTTCGGTTCTGCTTTCCTTCTCGCCTTCTTCTTGGCATGATCGCTCATCTTCTTGATGTTCTTCTTTACTTCAGACATTTTCTTTTTTCTCCTTAATTTTTTTTCTATCGAATCCAGATTTCCCAAAATACGGTTTGATTAATTCAATAACCAATTTTGCGCTCTTTTTCCAATCATCCTCTATATCTGGAGTGATAAATTTTCCTTTTGTATTATCAGTTATCCAATCTGCAATACAATAAATGCAAGTTCTTAAATCGTTTGATATATATACATCATCGCCTAATCCCATTTCTTTAAAGCATTTATTTACAACAACAGATTTGATATTCTGTTTTACGACATATCCGGCATTTTTTAATTCTTCAATCAATTTATCAAATTCTTCTTGTTTAATATTATCCAACATTATCCGTTCACCTGCCTTGCATATTCTTGTGCTCTTTCTTTTACGATATCATTAATTGCTTGTAAGACTTTCTCCTTCAATTCTGGTTTCAGTTCGTATCTCATCAACTTACTGAAATAGTCTGAACTGTGACCTATTTTTTTTGCTATCTGCCAATACCGTATTCCGAAAAATTCAATCTTCTGCCTGATTTCAAGATTTGCTTTCATAAAGATTTCTCCTCACTTTCTATTCGTTCCGTCTCTCATAATCTGCCCATCCTCATTTCAAAGGCGATGTGTTCAAGCATTTTTACTTTTACAACCACATCATTTGTCCCCTGCAATGCCTCAATAATTGGTTTTGGCAGTGTTAACAGCCGCCCGTAACCAATTGCTTCAACGGCTTTAGCAAGCCTTCCTGCGTATAGATCAAGTTCTCCGCTTGTCATTTTCTTCCTCCTCTTTCCCACCGAAAATTCCATGCTTCGGCAATTTTGTCTACGGTCCAACCATCTACTGGGTCTGTATTCCATATGGAGGCATTCAAAATACATCCTGACTGATGTATTCCATACGGTTCTAAACCTTCTTCTCCGTTTGGATATATGAATTTTTTTATTTTCATACTGCATCCACAAAACGGGCATCGTTCCAATTTTGGCATAGTTCTCTTTCTCCCCTCAGGTTATGTCATCTTCAGATTCCAGTACCCACTTTTGGGCAACGGATAGCCTTTTAACTTTCTTTCCAGAATCATAAACATCAATCCATGTGCTTTTAAAGATGACCCCGTATTCATTATCCCAGACTTCAAACTGATTCAAGGCTTTTTCCGCAGAATCAGTTCTATAATAAAACTGTGTTCCCTTGTCTGTGATTGCCATTGAATAATAGGTCAGCATGTTATCTTTCTCATTCGATTGTGAATTATTCGGTAGAATATTGTTTTCATATCGTTCTTTACAGTCGCAGAAATACGGGCGTTCTGCCCATTCCCAATAAGGGCAATCCTGACATTTGGGCGGCATGTTGTTAAGATCGTTCATACGGCTTTTCCCTTTCTATTGCGAACAACATTGTATTTGTATGATGAAATAGTCATGTGCAATTCCGTATTTTACCCATAGATGAAGGTATGTAAGTTCATCTATTTCTGGAGGTATTTCTGTCGGACGTTTATCTTTAGCACTTAGCCATTCTTCAAATATCTCAGCTTCTGTCATAACTTCTTTCCTTTTTTCATATTCATTTTTATGTCAAATAGCTCTTGCCATCAGCACATCATGTATCTCTTTATTTCCCGCCGCCCAGAATTCTTTCGCCATCTTCCTTTTGTCTTTCTTGAGAAGCGGTTCTTGAAAACGCCTCATGCAGGAATATGAGCAGAGCATTTTCATTCGGTGGTTCTTCTTGATTGAATATCCCCAGTCTTCAGCAGAAACAGAAACCAGAAACGTCTTTTTGCACACAGGGCATTTGATCTTCCTGAACAACGCTTCATCACAAACGTTGTACTTCCCTATTCGCTTGACAGACGGCATCAGCTACACCGCCTTTCTAGCAACTAGCAGATCGAGCGGCACTCCGTAGATTTCAGAAAGCATAACCATATGCTTGACCCTTGGAGACAATCCACTCGTTTCCCACTGCGTGACTGCCGATCCGGTTACTCCAATTCTCTCTGCAATATCTTTGACCATGTAGCCATGTTCCAGTCTCAGGCTTCTAAGCCGCATTCCTGTTTCGGTCTTATCGTACTCTTTCATTTTTGTTCTCCCTTTTGCTTGTTTTTATCTTGTTTGCTTTCTTTATCCCTTAAAAATCACAGCATTTTAGGTGATTTCTTCAATCGTCACGCTATAAACTCCTCTACCCTGTGCATAGCACTTCTCTGCCACTTTCAGATAATGCCGCATAGCGTTTGCGGATTCCTTGGTGCATTCAATATCCAACCGGAAGGATAGCTTTATGCTGTCTTTCCGAACAACTGGTTCAAGCGGTGGTTGTAATGATATAATTGCTCTTTTAGCCATTCCTCATATATTCCTTCTGCCTCGGCTTTGGCATCCTTGATCGTCATTGAGTCAAGCAAGAGATAATTCGCATCGAAGCCGTCATATTCCATCTCAGGGCAAATGAGGTAATACGTGCCCTGTGATTCCTCAGTAATTTCCATCAACACAGTATCAATTTTGTGCGAATAATCGTGTAGCTCATAATTCCCGTTCCATCCCAGAATCCATTTCGTGTTGTTCATCGTTTTCTTTCTCCTTTGTCCTCTTAATCGTCAAATTCATCAGCCAGAATGTCTTCCATTGTCCGGTGAATTTGCTCATCTTTTGCGCATTTCAGGTGTACACAAAATCCGCAAAGAAAAGCCACCCTGTTCCCATCCGTTTTGTAATATGGGTATTCTGAAGGTCTGCCAAATATCCTCTTTCCACATATCGGGCAATTTTTCGTGAAATACTTGAATCTGTTTTCCTTTGTGATTTCAACATACTCACTCTCAGGAATCTTGTGAGTTTTGAGAAACGGATTAGTCATCGTTCTGCGGTAATAATCGCTCGGTGCGCTTGGCATATCCTGAAAATCGGGATCTTGGCTGTTAGCTCTGGTGTAAAATTCTCTGCTCATTGCTCTACCTCTCTGAGATATTCGGCTTTTACATAACCGCCGTGGTAGACTTTCGCCCAAAGTTCGCCTTTTTTGCTGTACCTCCATCCAAGAACACTTATCCTTGCACCACCCTTAATCTTTGTCAGGTAACGCCCATCCGGCGTTTCCCGTTTGTTCAACGGGCTTTCGGTAGTGATCTGGTAGATTTTCTCTTCGATGGGCATTTCCAAATAGGAAACATCTACCCACCCAGTTTTCCCGTTTCCTGCTGTGATTCGAGCATATCCGTTCTGGATTTCATGAATTTCCCCCTCGACTCCATATCGAATTGTGTCGATCTGGGCGGCATCCTTGCTAGGACCGCTCCTGATCCACACCCATTCCCCTTTGTGAACCACACAGATGAATGCCGTGTCGGCTCTCGCCGACATCAGCATCAAGATGTTTGCCAACAGGATGATGGACAACACCACAACCAAAACCCAGTAAAACTTCTCGCTCTTCATAGCATTTTCTCCATTTTCCGTTTTGTTTTCTTTCTTTTGCCTTGTTCTCTTAAACCGCAAATCTCATGCGGTAATTGCGCTCTGTCAGGCGGTCAATCTGGAGCATTGAGCCGCCTCTGCACATCTCATAAATACGGCTTGATGTGGCATCGTCAAAATTCATCAACTCATCCAGAATCCACTCTGAAGATATGATTGTCTTTTTGTTCGCCGTATAACGAAAATTGATAATCTGATACGCAAGCTTTATATCTGCGTCAGATGGATATTGAACTTCGCCAGTTCTGGAACGCCGTGTCTTGAAGAAATCATCTATATACAAGACATCCACATCCTTGTACTGCCGTATCAGATCGTCAAAGTCATCGTCATTAACTTTTCCTTTCAATTTTACGGATTCTTCTGACCACGACATGTATTTGATGCTTAGATTCTGCTTAAGCAGTTCCCCACATATTGCTGTGCAAATATGGGTCTTTCCACATCCGACAGCACCACCTATAAAAAACCACTTACTGCCAAGGCCTTGCACGTAACGTTGCGCTCGCTCCTTCACAGACTTTTGCCAATCTTCAGTTGTTTCAAACGTGGCAAAAGTAAGCTTTTCAATGGATTCTGCCATGCCGCTTTTCTTGAGTCTTTGAAGACTCTTGCGCTGTTTCATGCATTCACACTGCCTGAGGCTGGATGTATAATCACCTCTGAACCCTTCAACTACTTCTTCAATGAATCCCTTGTTCTTGCAGATCGGGCAATCAATTCCGTCTTCCTTGTCAAGATTTCCTGCCGACTCATTGTAACAATCTGCGTTCCTTTGAAGACTGGCTCTGCTCATTTCAAGGAATTCTTCACGAGTTTTGGGCTGTTCCGGTGGCTTCTGGCTCAGAATCTCAATGATTTTATCCCGTGTATCTGGGTTAGATATGCGTTGATTCAAGATACTCTTGAAAGCGTTTAAAATTGGCCCGTTCACGTTCACTAACCCGTGGGTCGTTTCCGTCTGTGCCTTGTCCTGCTCCCTGATCGATAAGTCCACCTGCCGGAGCATTTCTCTGTCCATTTGAGTTCTTCCTCCTTTCCCTGTCTTTCAAGTATGCTTCTGCCTTTTCTCTGCTGTCGATCCCGTTCTTCTCAAAGTTCTTGAGAATGGCAATAAGGAATTGATGCGGATTATCTGGTGTTTTCTGGTTGGTAATCTCTATCGCCTTACAAACAACATCGCCGCCTAAATCGTCAACGTATGAAGTTAAGACATCAAGAGCCGTTCCCATTGGAAGCATTCCTATTTCTCGCTGATAGGCCTCGGCAACCATCTTCCAGTCAGGGTCAATCAACCTTTCCCGTGCGTGCGCGTCTTCTTCTTCCTCATCTTCATATACACATCCAGTTATATTCTGTTTATTTATATTCTGTTTAGTTATATTAGGCACGGTCGTTGACGATTGTTCACAGTCGTTTACGGTCGTTGACGGTCGTTTACGGTCGTTATCGTTTGTTGTCGATTGTTTACAACCGTTGTCGTTCGCACCGTTTCGGTTCTTTTTATTGGTTTCGCATTTGCTCTGATAGCCACGTTCTGCTTCATCTATCTCGTACCTGATAAAGTCATAAGCCATAGACTCACGCCCCTTGAGCTCCTGCACCTCTCCCGACATGTGATAACGACTCAATGCCCGTACAAGACGCCCTAACTCTTGATCTGTGAGATTTTTAAGCTGTTCCAAATATCGGTCTTGATAAACAAAGCCACTCATTCGTGCCAATCTCGCTTGCCTCCTTTCTTCAAGCTTCATTGCTCTGTTATTATATATCGCTTATAGCTATTTGTAAAGTACATATTTCAGAAAAAGCTATAATTATTTTTTAAGGAAAAGGGAAGGGCTTTCGCCCTTTCCCTATGTTTATTTGTTAAACGGCAGGAATATAAGTAAATACATTTCCATTAGCATCTTTTATGCCCCTGTTATTCCTTAGACACGTATCTATATATGTCTGGGCGTGTCCAAGGAATAAAGAAGCACTAGCCATTGACCTAAAAAAATTGCTTTCTCCGTTGCTATTTAACAATACGCACGGCTTTTGTGTAGAATATTGGAGGTTTTCAAAAGCCAATTGTATGTTTTTCTTTCGCGTTACCCATTCCAAATTGGACGAATTATTATTCAAAGGATTGCCATCTATATGGTTTACGGTCATACCTTCTTTATATCCATCAACCCAAGCCATAGCAACAATTCTGGAAACAAGATATGTATACTCTTTTTTGTCCTTGTATAAAACAACTCTTGGATCAATTCGCCCTCTCTTATTAGGAATTTGTTTAGCCTTCAATATTCTTTGTTTCCATACTCTTATTCCATGTCTAATAGAAATTGTTGTTTTTCCTACGCAAGTTCTAATTCTTCCCTCATTAGACACTTCATAAATATGTTCAAAGCCGACAACAGGTTTCCATTCTTCTATAATCATCACCTCCTTTCAAAGCGTTAATCAAAAGGGAGATCGTCTTCCTCAACGGTCACCGGAGTATATTCCTGAGAAGCATAAACGCTCTGAGAAGCATTTCTGGTTGTGCCGTGTGAAGACGGTGTGCTATTCTTGTTCAGCGTTTTCTTCGCAGGAACGTTGTACTCTTCATTGTTGATGCAATCAACCGTCCGAGTAGCACAGGCCTTAACGCTTGTTTTGATCGTGCCATCATACCCTTCGTATTCCTCTTCACGGAACAGCAGGCCGAGCTTTTTCCCTTTGAAAGATTCCAAATTCAGAGGCCATTCAACTCTGAATCCGTAATTGCTCTTTTCAATGCAGGTCAAAAGACCTTTGAAAGAAGGATTTGTCAAGCCGTCATTGGTATAAGGGAATACGTTGTAAGTGCCACGCCATTTGGCTTCTCTGCCTGATGTTACCTCACGAGATTTGTCCCTCTTATACTGCTTTGCGAAATAGTCCTTATAATCGCCCTCGGCGATATCAAAGGAAACAACCACCATAGCGGTATTGGTTTTTGGGGTTACAGTTTCTTCCATTCTTTTGATTTCTACAACATACCCTCCGACAGGCAGTCTTTCAAAATCGGAGTCATAGGATGCGGCGGTATCATAGTCTCTGGGTTTCTGTAACATATCAGTTACTCCTTTCACAATGTGTCAAAATATTGTCATGCTCTGCGTTTTTCATGGCGGCTTGCAACGCCCAAAGGCCGCATTATGACTGGGGATTGCTCCCCAGATATTTCAGCTTGCTTTCTGCTCGGCCTGAATAAACCCGTAATACTCTCTGATTGTCTGATCAACCATCTTCAGGTCGTTCGGAATCTTCTGCTCAAACATCTCCATCGGAGACTTTGCGGTATTCGTTCCGTCTGAATTGGTAATGAACCAATGTCCAGTATTATCGACTCTCGTATAAAGAACGATGGAAAACAGTCCTTCAATTACAAGCTGATTGTCAAGCATTTTACCGAGTGTCTTTGCCTTATAAGCTCCGTCATCCGCAAGTTCAGAATGATGCAGGAAATACACGATAGTGTCTTTCGGAGTGTCGCTAATAGCAGTCTTTACCAAATTGCGGAAATTGACAGCTATATCCGTCCATTTGTCATATCCCTTGATCTTGGCCTTATCGAAGCTCTCAAAAGCCATAAGGTACTGGCTATCGTCAATGGCATAAGCCTTTTTCCCGTTCGGTCTCTTAATGTAGTTTTCAATGTCGGCATATCCTGCTCCGTTCATGCAGGGCAGTTTCTTCTTAAACGGCAACGGCTTTCCAGCTACATTAAAAATACTGATCTCATTCGGTTCAAAATTCCTCAGTGATGTCGTTTTTCCCGTTCCGCTCTGCCCTAGAACAAATACTGCGATACCCATATTCATTTCTCCTTTTCAAAATGTGTCAAAATAGTGTCGTATAGTATCACTTTATAATAGTAGACCACTTTTTCTCAATGTGTGCGCCATTGACAGTTTTTCCTGCAAGAATCGCATCTTTTACAGCAGTCTTGCTAACTGTGTATGTAACCTTCTTGGTCATGTACTTTTTCAGAATCAGTTCCTCGTTATCAATGATCGTCTCCTCAACCTGCCGGAAGGAAATCCTCGCCTTTGGCGTTTCAAACTTTTTGGCATCACACGCCATCGCAAGCCATCCCTTGAGGCGTTTTAAAGCGTTTTCAGCGGCTTTCTTACGCTTCTGCATGTTGTCAATTTCTTCCTTCATGCCATCAACGAAATGGGCTAAATCCTTACAATAAAGTGCCACATTTTCAATCTTTTTCCCACGTTCCATCTCAAGCTGTTCAAGATACGTCAAGTCGAGAATTTCTCCGGTTTCTGGGTCAATGCATCTTTCAATGGCACTATCTATCTCATATAAGGTCATCTTTCTATCTCCTTCATGCTATTTTTATTCCATAAACTTCTGCGAGGTATCGGATCGTTTGTTCTTCGCTCTTACGAAATTCGCTCGGATTTTTCATTCTGCTACGTAATGTTACCGAGGACATGCCGAGCTTTTTTCCAAGTTCATTCTGTCCCATTTCTGAAACCGCAAGAATCATCTTAACCAGTTTGGTCAACTGCTTGTTTTCCTCGGCCCACTGCTTTCTTGCGGCGGTGAGTGTTACTGCCATTGACTTTTTCCCTTTCTCACTGTACAATGGACAGTGTTCTCTTTGTTCTTGTCTTCGTTTTGTTTTCTTTCTTCTTTACCGCTCACATGACGATGTGAGCGGTTCTTTTTTTACCATCCAAGCCTCTTCTGCTCTTTTCGCATTTCTGCAAGCTTTCGGTTAAGCTCCCATCTGCTTAAAAGCAGTTTGTCATCTGATAGTTTAAGCGGTTTTGCTTGCAATCCTTTTTCTGCTTTTGTGTCTTCATAGGCATTCGCCAGAGCCATCGCAAGAATTACAAGAGCCACAATCAAAGAAAGAAAAATCATCCACAGAATCACTATTCCCATGTTGGTCTCCTCATGCTACTGTGTCCGTATTTTTCAGTTCCTCAACATCGACACAAAGTGCTTTCGCAATCAGTTGGAGCGTTTCAAGCTTTGCTCCACGTCTTCCAAGTTCCAGATCGTGAATATACGGCTGAGATACTCCAACCAGATTTCCAAGCTCTGATTGTGTCATTTTCCGTGAAATGCGAATCTCACGGATTCGGTTTGCCATTCAATTCCCCCTTTCTCTTAACTGCTCGTTTATTATATAGCTATTACCGATAAAAGTAAATAGCTTTTCACAAACTTTTTTAACTTTACAAAAATTTTTTATAGCTATAAAATAAAGCTATAATAGAATTTGTATTAAAGGAGGTATCTGGATGAACATTGTTAGACAGCTTCGTGAAAAAAGAGGAATGCAACAGAAGGAATTCGCCATGAGAATTGGAGTATCTCAGCCAACCGTTTCTGAATGGGAACACGGAAAGAAAGACCCATCAGGAGACAGGTTGATAAAAATTGCAGAACTGTTCGGTATTTCTCCCCTTGAAGTTTTAGGCATACCTCTCGATCCATCTACCGATGAAAAACCAAAAAAATACTTTCCCACCGATGAAGAACTACAATTCGCACTTTTTGATGGAACGGAAGGAATAACAAAGGAAGATTTTGAAGACGTAAAACGCTATGCAAAATTTGTGGCCGCACGTAGACAAAGCATTCTGCATGATGACAACAATTGATCTGGTTCAACTGGCATCTGAAAACGGAATAACTGTCGAATATTTCCCTATGTACGGCAACGCAGTTGCTTTAAATTTTGACAGCAAATACTTCATCGCATTAAACCCAGAACTGAAAGAACCATATTTAAAAGAGGCACTGGCGCACGAACTGGGACACTGTTTTACTCGTGGTTTTTATTCCATTTACACTCCGTATGAAACACTTGAACGCATAGAGGCATCTGCTGATCATTGGGCATATAAAAAGCTCCTGCCACCGGAAACCGTGCAGGAGCTTGCTCAAAAGGGAATCGTTTATTATTGGGAAATAGCTGATGAAATGTGTCTATCAGAATCATTCGTAAAGAATGCCATAGAATACTATTCAATGCTTGGAATAATATAAAAGCCTCGATAAAACATACCTTATCGAGGCTTTGAAGACAGTGTCTTTCTCACACTTGTCTATTTGTAATCACTACCAGACAGACTGTTGGATTTTTACGAATTCGCCCTGCGCAGTGTCAGCCTTGCCGCACAGGAAAAATAAGGGATATTCAGAACGAAATGCCTTCACTGTTTTGGAAAAAGCAACCCCGACATATCCAATTATTTTTTTCGCTGATAGAATGCAGTCACCCTGATTGATTACAAAACAAATGTTAATGAGTGGAAGAAAAAATGTCAAGAAAGGAAGTGAAAGAGAATGGCAAAGGCGAAACAACTTCCATCAGGTAATTGGCGCATTCAGCCACATAAAACCGTCAACGGGAAATACATCCGCACGTCTATTACTGCACCAACTAAAAAAGAAGCAGAACGATTGGCGGCGAACTGGGAAGCTGAACAAGAGATGGAAGACAGGAAAAAAGAGACTCTGAAATATGTGCTAGATGATTATATTAAAACGTGTAAGGCACAAGGTCTTTCATCATCCACAATAGTCGATTACATTTCTCGATCAAAGAATTCTTTCCCTGATTTAATCGATAAGAGCTTTTCTGATATCACCACAAAGGATTTACAAGCACAAATTGATAAACGTTCTGAATCAGTATCGCCAAAAACACTCCACAATGATATCTCTTTTTTTCGTGCCGCATCATCATCAAGAGATACCACTATCAACTTTTCAAAATTGAAAGTCGCAAAAAATCCAAAGCGTAAAAAGATGGAAATGAAACAGGAATGGAAAGTTTTAATTCCAAAAAGGATTGCAGAACTGTTTGGAAAAGATGATTATTATCTGTATATCATCTTGATCATTTACGCAGGATTGAGACCATCGGAATCATACGCTTTAACATGGGGCGATTTAAGCAAATCTCCAAAAGAAGTAGACGGAGCAGAAATTGGATACATAGACATCTCAAAAGCCAGAGTCAGAGCAGAAGACGGATTTAATGACAAAGCACCAAAAACAGAATCAGGAATCAGGAGAGTCATTGTTTCATGGTCGCTAATCAAAGAAATTTGTGCGATTAAGAAAAAAGGAAATGACAGCGAAAGAATAATTGAACTTCATCCGTATCATGAACCAAAAAGATGGTTAATGATTAAAAACGAATTAGGACTGCCGGATAAAATGAGGCGGTATGATCTCCGCCATTATTTTGCGACACAGCTTGTAATCTCTGGTGCGACAGAAGAAGAACTGCAGGAGCAGATGGGGCATGCTACATCCGCATTTTCACACAGTGTTTATGTAGAAATTATGTCAGATCATAAAGACATCGCTACGACTCAGTTCGCCAAAAACAGCAAATCGTCTATTGATGAACTTGCAAATATCCCCGTCAATAATGACGGGGAATGATTTTAGGAAATCCGTGTGCAAAATCGAGTGCAAAGCTCTTCCAGAAAACCATTTTCAAGCGAAATTTTTCTTTCGTCAGAGAAAAGAAAAAACGCCGCACTTCCTTTGTAGAATCGGCTATCTTATCAGGATGCACCAGAAAATCACGATATATAAAAAATCCTTTTTACGGGATTCGAACCCGCATTAATAAAGCCGGAGTACCTTATAATAAAGGTACTCCGGCATGCCATGTGCAAATCCGTGTGCAAATCCTCAGAAGTTAGCCTAATATAGCCTCCTTCAGAGCGTTGAATAAGCTATCGCAATCTTCATAGGAGGAAGATTTAATTCCGGTTCTTTCGCACAGCTCCTCAAATACCGGAATGACAAATCTTTCGTTCCAGTCATACGCATTATCCAAGGCTTCGAGCAGTTCATAAGATGTGCTTTCAGAAGATACTGCTTTTGGCGCATCCTCATATTTTCCGCTCCAGTAGTTTTCCCAGACAGTTTTGGTCAGTTCATCAGAATATTCAGCTTCATCATTATCCATTTCGTAGTTCAAGTAATCGGCAATTTCCTGCCAGTTGTAAGGAAGAATCATTCCAACAAAAGATTCTGCATTGATATGGTACTCGTTATACATTTTTCAGTCCCCCTTTCTTTTTCTATCATTTATGGCTATTATACCGCCATCAGAGCCTTTTTACAACGGGGCTGTGGCTTTATGCCACAACCCTTTTATCATTGCCATTGAGCCATCTGCTGATGCTTTCAGCGTTTCTGGTCTCAATTTCCTTCAAGAGATTGAGAGCAGTTCTTGTATCCTCCGCTTCATTCTCTTTCTCCATCTCCGCCCAGTACTCATCAACTAGCCGCTCAAAATCGGCCTTGTGGTTCTCCATGCAATCCTGCATTGCAAGATTTACGGCATCTGCTTTGCTCCACTTCATCGTTTGTTTCCTCCTTATTTCTCAATTACTTCGATTCTTTATTCTTCGAGGCAGGATAGTTTGGTATAGTCTTCACACAGTACACTGCTTCGATTTTTCTGTCTTCTGCTTCAATGGCCATCTGCCATGCTTCTCTATACGTGTCAGCGAATACCTCGAAAAAGCAATCGGCATAGTCCCAGCGATCACCATTAACACGTACTCTCCACATCTTCATCTTGAAATCCTCCTTCAGTAAAAACGTTTCTTAATCGCAGTCTTATTTTATGCCTTTAAAGGTATTTTGTCAACAGGAAATTTGAAGTTTTCCTGTTGACATCAAATCAATCAGAATCTCCGCTTTCCGAGCTTTTCTAATGCCTTTTCAAAGGAGTCGGTCTTTTCCGCCATCGTAGCATACCGATCTGCAAGCTCCTTCTTTGCATCAGCCAATGCTTTTTCAAGCTCCTGAATCCGTTTCTCCTCTTCGAAACACTGATCCTTGAGCACTTTGATTTCTGCTTTCGGCATTGCTACTGCCATCGTCATATTGGCAAGCTCTTCCATGCTCAAGAACTCTCTGAACTGCACCGTATCTCTAAAGCAATCGGTCATCATTCCGTCACGGTCATAGGCGTTAGCTCCCCAGACACCTTCAAGATCGAGAATTTTATGCTCAGCGTTCAAGGCACTCTCAGCTTCGACATTTACCATCCACTTTGCATTTACATCAACTATATACTTCATTTTTATGTTCCTCCTTCAATTGATGAGTTGATTATATTCCTTTATCGGTATTTTGTCAATTAGGAAAATGAAAAACTTTCATACTTTTCAATCAGAAAATTCTCAATATGGATTACCTTCACACGTATTAAACCGCTTTGTTTTGCCGTTTTTTAAGGTCACACTTTCAACCCATGCAGAATATGGGCAATATCCTTCCTGAGCAGGAATGGCCTCATAGAATGCTTTATCGTACGCATCAAAACAGTTGGAGGCATCAATAGTTATAACGCATTCAGGCCCAAACTGATGCATCCTGTACGCAATTGTGTACTTCCTAATTCTCTCGCTCATTGTGATTTCATCCTTCAATTTATGCACTGATTATATACCTCTAATGGCATTTTGTCAACCAGAAAAATGAAAAAAGTCTGAAAAAATTTCAGACTTTTCAATGTCACTCACTCTGTACCGGATTGTGTACTTCTTGCTTTTCTCCCTTTTTGATGTAGCTCCTTTTTCGAACATACCCGACCCATTTCCCATCTGTGACTCTCTGATCAACATACGGTTCATTTTCGTCAATTATCCAGTCACGGCCCATTTTTCGAGCCGTTTTAAAATCTCCTGCACATGCCTTGTTTCGTGTGCCTCGGATGTTACGTCCATTCCTGATGGCATATTCCTTCAGAGTTATCATCATGATATATCACCTCAAACGGAATAATATCATGGCGCAGGTATTTTGTCAAACGGTTTGAACACAATTCCGGTTTCTCTTGCGCTCATCGATTTTACAAGGTCTTCCGGTTTTCCCCATCCCATTCTGTCAGTTGTAGTTTCGTATTTGCCCCAGACAAAGATTTCATCCGCATCATGGTAATCTTCCCCATAATCCCAGAGCTTGCAGGAATCAGGGATGTCAGCGTATGCCGTAACATACGCCCTTTCAAATCTTCCGTCACTGTGAACGTGAATGATCTGCTTATACGTTCCGCTTGTCCCATATAGTTCTTCAATGCCTCTATACATTTGTCTTCCCCTTTCCACAATTCCTATCTCCATTCCGTCCAGAAGCACCCAACTTCTAGACCCTTGTGCCGACTCTCCATCGTATTAGGGTTTACCTCCCATGCGGTATCATCTATGACCGTTTCGAAATAAATCCAGCCATTTTCAGAGCATATGGAGACGTTACGAATGTCATCCACAGTCAAATCCCATCCTGCAAGCTTCAGAATCTGTACTGCTTTATCATTATTGACCGTTTCCCAGTTCCAACAGTTCATACGTACAGTCTCTGCATTCATTCTCTTAATTGGTTTCGTTTTCATCATTTGTCTTCTCCATTCAATCTTACAAGCTCATATTCATAAACCTCTCTGTCAGTGAGCTCTCTGGTATACCAGAGAATGCTCCACACAGCCTCTCCAGATGATAGCTGACATCTATCATCAAAATCCTTCCAGTCAGTATAGTCATTTGGCTGTGCCAGTGGCTGTCTTGGCCTAAATTTCATTCCGTATGCGTACATCATTTTTCATTCTCCTTTTCTCTTTCATCTTCAACAAAATTTACCACATTATCCCATGATTTGAAATCTTGTACAAAGTCTCCACTATCGCCTCTATACAACATCCAGTGTTTGCCGACTCTTTGTACTATCCATTTGTCATGGCCGATAGTTATGGGCTTTGAAATGTATCCCATCAATCTTTCACTCCTTTTACGGCATTTATTTAATGAGAAACCGCCAGAAATTCATGTTTTGCCACGTTCCATTCCAGTAGACATCCCCATCAACAACACTTGGCGTTTTCATCGCCATAACAAGCATTTTCTGGTTGCCTTCACCTTCAATCAGTGTTCCATCTTCCTGAATCATAATCCACTTAAACATTTGTTTATTCTTTCCGCTGGACTTTAGCTCGACCAGCTGGGCACAATCATCAGAAGTCCTCTACAATCTCAATTGTTCCATCCTTCATTACGCATGAAAACAACTCCTCGGAGTCCTCGCTTGTCCAAAACTGCAACTCCGTACCAAACGCCGTATTAAAGAACGCATCAAAGACAGCATTTGGATACAGCCTCTTGATATACCGCTCCATCATGATCCGTTTGCTCGTTGCCATTTCCCGCACCCTCCTTTTCGCTACGCCAGAAGATTTCTGAGCTGTTCCTTCATATCGGGATCAAGTTCTAACTTCTGAAAATTCCATCTTATATACGGTGTTGCTGTATTTACTCCATATATAGTTCTGTCCTCATAGCCGCCATTCCAATCGAATATTTTGTGCCAGTGACGGAGAAAAGGGCGTCCATTCTTCATAATAACTTCAAACTGACTATTTCCGTAATCCATTGTTTCATCCTTTCTCCTGCGGTTAAGCCGCCGCAGGTCGGCTTCTGTTCTCTATTACATGTCCAACACCTGTTCCAAATCGATCTTGTACTTGCGAGTCGGATGATATTGCTCTAGCATCATCTTCAGGCGATCCAGAGCTTCATCTTCATTCACCGCCGTAATGTATCGTTTGCCACCACCTGCTCCGTCCCTGTATGTATAAACGTAAGTTTTCATGTTCATATACTCCTTTCATCTGCCGGAGATTAGCCGCTCCGGCTCGGCCCATCATATGTCAGCTTGCTTTTTCAACCTGTGAAAGGCTGAAAAAACAGGAATCCTTCATGAAGCAGTGCCCTTTTCCGTCGCTGTCTTCATTCTCATCATCGGCGTTCTTATTGCCGTTGGTGTACTTCCAGATCGTAAACTTGGCAACTGCCTTCTCACCTTTCTTTACCTTGAACCCCAGCGATTTCCACATTTGGAATGTGTGAATCGGTTCGGGTTCGGGGATCTGCTTTTCCTCATCGTTAATCACAACAGTCAGGAGCTTTCCAGTAGTCCCGATCTTTCCCTCTTTCAGTAGGAGCATTTGATTCTCAAAAATAATGCTTGCGTTCGTCATCGTTCGTGTTCTCCCTTCAATTGATGAGTTGATTATATTCCTTTTAAGTCATTTTGTCAATATGCTTTTTGAGGAATTTTGACAATTCATTTTTCAACTGAGAACCCTTAGATAAGGGTTCTCAGGAAATTGTTTTCCTCGGTGAGCATCTTGATCATCACTTGGCACTCATCGATATACCGTGCCAAGCTGGCGATCTTATCGCCATTGATGTTGGTTTCTTCCAACTCGGAGCGGATGAGGTGTTTACGCTCACTGATTTCATCTTTCAGGCAGACAATCCTGTACTCATTATGCTCAATCTGCCACTCAATTTTCTTTGTGTTCATGTTCGTTCCTCCTCAATAAATCGTTGGGGTTTACTCATTGATTCCTGCAAGCTCCATTGCGGCTTTCCGTAGAGTGGAATTGGTGCTGATGACTTCTCCTGTTGCTACGTCAATATAAGTCTTTGCCGCCTTCATCCGATAACCCTCGGAATTGGAAATTTCATTGCCTTGAAACCATGCGGATTTAATATTCCCTGTCTTGTAATAGATACACTCAAAACCAAGCTTTTCAGCATTGATGTACAACCGATCCATGTTTCCTTTTTGCCATCTGGTAAATCCCAGTTCTTCAAGTTCCTTAATTCTTTCGTTCGTCATTTCTTTATCTCCTTTCTAAATGCGGAGGTTTCGCCGCCTCCGCTCGGCTTTCTTTTTTATGCAATGTTCTCAGTTTCAAGAACCCTGATGCAATTCGCCTCGTTGGTGGCAAGGCCGTCATCAAAAATCAGGTATACGCACTGCCATCTGCCGTATCTATCGTATACATCCTTCTTTGCTTTGACGGTGTGGATTGTTCCCTTTGGTACTTTCCTGCCTTTAATGACCATTACCTTGTCACCTTCAAGGATTGCCCCATTGCTATGAAGCCAGACCTTTTTGATTGTCTCGTTAATTTCGGCGTTGTAGACCGAATCATTATCAACACTGCGGTCATAGTCGTAATCACGAGCAACAATGCCATCTTCCTCATCGGTTTCTGGGTTGTAGTAGGTTGCAATCACAAGACTTCCGCATGTCTCAGATACCTTGTAGAATCCTGCGGCGTTCAGCGTTTCGTTGGTAACGTGATATCCGAATTTCTCAACCAGATTGATTTCTTTCATTTTGTGTTCCTCCTTGTGTGTTGGTCTGTGTTCTGTTTGCTTTACGATGTGATTATATTCCTTTAGCGGTATTTTGTCAACATGAATTTTCAAATTCTTTTGAATAATAAAAAATCTCTGCGCAACGGAGCGAATCACATTGTGCAGAGTACACTTACAAAGCTTTTATTTTGCCAATAAACGCATTGTAAAGCTTCGGGTTTATTATCCTTATCGTTTCCACTAGATCATCGATAAACGGCAAAATTTGACTTGTTTCAAGCCCGTTTATAAGCTTTCCAAACTCTGAATCACTCGTAAATTGAGCCACGTCATTTCCTGCGCTATATGAATATGACTGTTGTGAAAATGTAGGATTTTCTGTCTTTTCTGGGTACATTCTTTCTTTCAGTTGTAGAAACGCTGATAGCTTTATGCAATCAGAAGCAGTAGGATTTCTTTTCCCTTTGCATTCAGCAATAGCCTCATCCAGATCATGCTCTGAAATCACGGAGTTCCACCTCCGTTTTACATTTGCTCCACTTTATCAGCAAGCCGCTGAATGTCCATGCGGATCTGGTCGTTCGGAGCCTCATTCATCAGTCTCCGCAGTTCCTCGGCCATATCTCCATGACGGGAATAGCCATTGGAAGAATAACGGCCACGACTGTCACGCTTGGCGTAACTTCCACGCCCACGAGCATAAGAGCCGCCATTTGGATAGTTCCGGTAAGAACCACCGCCGTTCTGATCATATCCGCCATAATTTGAATACTCATCTTCAGATTCAATCATTGCCATTGTTGTTTTGATAGATTTCATAGCATGTGTAAGCTTGTCTACATAAGAGATGTCATCACCAGTTAACTCACCGCCACTCTTTTCGAGTTTCTGGTTTACACGCTTTATTTCATCTTCAACAACTCGGCAAAGTTGCTCAAGCTCATTATACAAGTCCATGTATTCACCCCGTTTTTCGTTTAAATTTTCTTGCATCATCCGTATATGTCAATGCTTCTACCGGATTCCACCCTTTTTCGATTCTTGAATATATAGATCCTTTATTCAAACCGAGTTCTTCACACCACTGTGCTACATTCATTGTTTTATTTCCTATAGTAACAACAATATTTGACCTTCGATTGTTACACTGCATCTTTGTGGTTGCCCATCTGCAATTTTCAGGGCTATAACCGGAATTATTATCTATCCTGTCTATTGAAAGGTTATCACTGTATCCATTTTGCATCGCCCAATTATAAAAGTTTTCCACGGATTCTTTCCATTCATCACACATATATATGCCTCTACCACCATAATCTTTATACGCCGGATCATCTTTTACATAGCATCTTCTCTTTATTTTTTTATATATCCGATATATACGTGTATGGCTCAAATTATGTGACGGATTTCCTCTATGGTGAAGGCAACCACAGCTTTTAACCATATTCCTTTTTAAATTCATCGGCCTAACATATGTAATGTTTCCGCAATCACAAAGGCATTTCCAATAAACAGGATTACGTGATGCCAGTTCTAATACTGTCAGTTTGTTAAACTTTTGCCCAGTTAAGTCCTGAATTCTAGATGTGCTACGCATATTTTCCTCCTCGTTTTTTACGATGTGTTTCAATTTATCTTTTATTATACATCGAATAACGAGAAAAATCAATTATGCAATACGCTTTACGTCAATCGAGGCACGCCGTCTTAAGAATATAGACGGTGTAGGCGTAACAGTCGCATCATCCTTAGTAGCATCGACATAAGCGGCAGAAACAGATACACAGCATCCACACGGCACAGTGATTGTTGCTGAAGTGCTGATGTGCCAAACATTCTCTGCCGCCGCAGGAGTGATAATTGCTACGCTTTCAGAAATAGGGACTCCATTGAGCGTGATTGCAACAGCAATAGGCGTCACTTCACCGCCATCAGGAATTGCGACATTCGCCAAAAGCTCGACTTCATATCTTGCGAACCGATTTGAAGAGCCGCCACGCAGGTTAAGAATCCCTGTCGCAATAGGAATGACACATCCTCTATTGCAAGGGATAGAAACAATATCAAACGGGAATGTGCCGTTTAGCGACACATTCGAGTCTGCGCTTGTTAAATAACGTGCCATGGTCTCACCTCGTTAATTCGCAAAGCTATTACCGCAACCGCAACCGCTGTTTCCACCGCAAGTGAAAATCGGCTGATTGCCATAAACGGGCTGGGACGGAACAGGGCAATTTTTGAGACGGTTATACAGAGCATCGACTTCTGCATTCATTCCCTGTGCAAACAGAGCATTCTGATTAGCCTGAGACTCACGGAAAGAAGCCATATTCAGCTGATTCTGGAGACCAAGATTCTCCCTCTGAGCCGCCGCAAGCTGACCCTTTACGCCATCAAGCTCAAGAGCGCAGAGCTTGTCGAGAATCGCCTGAGTGCCACGGTTCTGGGCATCAATGATGTCACGGGTGTTCTGCATCGCCGCAGTTCTGTCGGCACAATTTTCGGTAGCAACGGTATATTTCAGGTCGGCAGTTGCGGCACGGTTGTCACAGCAACATTGAGCAAGCTGTGCCTGTAGTGCAGTCATTCCTGCCGTCTGGGCAGTCTGAGCGGCAAAACTACGCTCCATATCCGCAATCTGATTTGCATACATCTGGGATGTCAGAGCGTTCTGCGCTCCGGTGACTGCGGAAACTACACTGTTTCCAGTCTGGCACAGATTCTGGTTGATTCCTGCAATGCCCAACTGCACATCGCCGAATCCAGAAACAACGTTGTTTCCGATGGTGTCAATCTTTCCTGCAATCATCTGATCACGGAAACCATCATTAATCTGGTTGGACTGATTCATCCACGGATACATGCCGCCCATGCTACCGTTACAGCCGCCATAGCCGCCGCCAAATCCATTTCCCCATCCTCCGAGCAGGATAAAGAGAATCAGAAACCAAATGCCGTTTGAACCGAAGAAGCCATCATTTCCATTGCCATAACCATTGCCCATAGGTGTCACAGGCATGACCATGTTGCTTCCGTTAGATTCATCCATAAGAGCCATTTTCACATCTCCTTATTTTGTTTTATCTATTACAAAATCCCTGTGCACCGAGATTTGTAACCACCTTGACTTTTTTACTGCCACTCATTACAATCAAAAACGATCTCATGGTGATCTCCTTTTCTTGTTTTTCCCTGCCCGTGATTAGGCACACGGACAGGGCTTTTTTTATTTACCTGAAAAGAACCTCATTACCTGCTGAGCCTTTTGATAGGCATTGTTATAATCCTGCTGGCTAACCTTTCCTGCATTCATCATTTTTTGGATTTGTTCCTGTGGATCGCCAGAAAAAGACTGCCTGAATTGCTGAAACCTCTGCATGAATACATTCATGGGGTTTTGATTCTGTTGCTGAATCTGCTTGTAAAGAGGATTATTCATCTATCGTTTCCTCCTTTTTCTGCTGTTTAACTGGCTTTTTTGCACAAAAAGCTTCAAATTTCATCTTTAAATCGTCAAATTCGGTCTTTGTGACATAATCAGATGGGTTTACCGCCGCCACATTTGAAACGCTCATAGGCGTGTTTTTGGGAGATTGATCACGTATTGTGTAATCCAGAATTTTTAGTGAAGGCATTCCACTTGCATCTGCAGATTTGAGGTAAATTACTTGCTGATCAGAATCCCATAATTGCACGGTTGTATTTGGTGCAACCATGTATCCCCTTGCACCTGCTTCACCACTAACCCATATAATGCCAGTCGTTTGGGGCTGTTGTTGCATTTGAGGCATTTGAGGCATTTGAGGTATCTGCTGTTGTAAAGGCTGTTGATACTGTGGATACATCTGCGGATAAGTAGCAGGGAAACCACCATTGAATATCGCCATTTATCGTTCCTCCTTTGCCCAGTAATACTGTGGAATTTCCTGCGAACTGTCCCATGTATCCAGAAGGAGACCATCACGCACACATGCCACATGCCCACCGAAGAACAGAACGAAGACTCCGTTCTTGTGTTCTTCGCAGAAATCATCTGCTGTGTAACAATCAGGGCAACTGTTCGGAATTATCGAACGGCTGAAGTTGTTATCCTTAAGGACACTACCAATAACATGATCTGCATTCATGACATCGCAGGATGAATAGCCCTTTGTCGCAAGGATGCAATATGCCTCTTTCCAATCAATACCGAGTGCGTTGGAAATGGCTCTGACAGAACAGTCTCCTACTCGTTTGTGGCAGGGATTGAGGTTTTGTTCCACCCACACAGTTATCTTCCACTCCTTGTATCAGTGATATGGCATAATCCATTGCCCCTGCATCTGCGTTCTTCATGATTTGATCGCAGAATTCTTTTGAAAATCCCTGCCGCCGCAGGACGCTCAATACATCGTCAATATCTGTTTTATTCATGCCGTAATTTTAAAATTTTCTAATCGTTCAAAAAATGTCAGGAAAGTGACACTTTTGTGCCAAATAAAAAAAAGGGTGTGCAAAGGATTCTTCATCCTCTGCACACCCTTATTACATGTGATTGATTAA